CTTGTTGAAACTGAATTACCTATTCCTATGACTTGTGCAGATGACACAGGAATTGCAAAAGGAGCTGTTTTAAAATTATCAGACCTCGGAGTAGTAGCTAAAGCAGATGGGGATAATGATTTTGTTGGTGGAATTGCAGGTTCTGAAAAAATTGCAGATGATGGAATGGTTAGCATAGATGTTTATAGAGGAGGAATCTGGAGAGGGACTGCTTCAGGAAGTATTGGAGTTGGAGAAAGTTTAGGAACAGATGCAGCAAGTAACATGCTTGTTTCACAAAGACTTTCTACTGGATTATCTGGAAGTAACTCTGTTGGAAGTTCTTTTGAATCTGCAGATGATGATCACACTTTTGTATTTGAGTTAAGACCTCAAATTATACACACAGCAACATAAAATGGCACTATCAGACCCAAATTCATCAGGAGAAGCAGACATTAGAGGAATTGATATTGATAAGTTAGCTAAAGGTTTCGCAGAATTAGAGCCTAATATTATTAAAGGTTTTATAGCTAACTCTAAAACAAAAGCCAGAGAGATTAGATGGTATCAAAAAGAGAGTGGTTTCTTAGATACTTCAGACACTACTAATATGAGTGGTTCAAGGACAATGACTTCTTACAGGTCAAGACCAGAAGTAGTTGAACAAAGCTGGGATAGAGAAACTTCTTATGTAAAGAAATTCTTTTTATCAAGTCCATTATTATCTGATGAAGATATTAAAGATTCAGACATTGATGTTCTTGGAACTAATATTCATGATATAGTAAGAGGTGTTCAAAGAAGAGTAGGTGCAAGAATATTTGAAATCATGTTCAATTGTTTAGCTTCAACTCCAACACAACCTTTAACAAATGGTGCAGTAACTATTCAGAACACAGCTGCAACAGCTGGATGGGACCAGACTGCAACAGCAAATCCTATCTTAGATATTACAAATGGAGCTCAGTTAATCAGAGCTAAAGGATATGACCCTAAAGGTGGAGTGTTAGGAATGAATTCTATTGAACATAAATATTTATTAAATTATTTAATCAGTGTTAAAGGTTCAAGTATTCCTAGTTTCTCAAGTGAAAAATTAAAAACTGGTGTTATTATGGAAATCTTAGGATGGAATGTTATTGTTGATGAACTCTTGACAACTGATTGGGTTTATCAATGGGTGCCAAATAGAGCAGCAACATGGAAATCATTTATGCCTATCACCTCAGTAGCAATTAAAGAGCCATTAATCGGAACTACAATAAGAGTTGCAGAAGAAGGAGAATGTATCTTAACAGACCCTAATGCAGTTCATGTAATCTCTGGAACTATAGGATAATAAAATGACAAAAGCACACTTACTCGCACAATACAAGAACTTTAAAAAACAACTTGAAAATGTAAATCAAAAGCAAGTTTGGAAAAATAATATCCAGCATGGAATTGATAGTATTCTTGTAAGATACCCAGAGTTTGCAGATATTTCTAAAGAAGAAGAACCAAAACCAACCACTACATCTTCCAAGAAAAAGGGGAAATAAATGGCAGAAGCAATTACTAATGGCCCAAGGGACCAAAGAAGTTCTATTTTTACAGTAACAAGTTATTCAGAAGATTTATCTCTTGCTGGAAATGAATCAAGTGCTGCTAATATTGCTGCTGTTTTAGGAACGTTAATTTATGAATTAAAAAAGAAGGGCGTGATTGAAGCCACAATAGCTACATAAAATGACAGGCGCATTAACTACAACTGCAACAAATTATGCTACTATGGAATTATTAAATTCTGCATTAGATGAAGAAGATTGTGGAGCAGCAACAAGAGGAGCAGAAACCACATCCAGATAGTTTAAGTTCAAGTTTCTGGCTAATAAAAATTACAAGAGCAGCCTAATTCTACATATCAATATCTTATAAAAAGGGAAGTTTTAAATATCAAATAGATTTAGTTTTCTTATGGCAACATCAGGAGAAAAAGAAATTATGACAAGATGGCCTGTAGAAAAGGGTTTGACTGCAAGGACACAGAAACAGACAGGAAATGTTGAAAACTTACAGCCGGAGGGTTTTAATGGAGTTAAAACAACAGTTCTACAAAAGGATAGAGAATTGATTAATTAATATGGCAAGACCTCCAAGTGCTAAAAGTATTATTAGAAATCTAAAGAAAGAGAAAAGAAGTTTTGAGCCTAAAACTCCTATTGCTTCTGAAATGTATTTACCTAATCAATCTGGGGATCATAGTTCTGGAATTGTATTAACAACTCCAACAATAGATAGTGATATTGCTAATAAAAAATATGTTGATGATGAAACTTTTAGGAAGTGGGGTAAGAAGAAATTTAAAGAGAAAGGAGATTTTTTAAATAAACAAAAGGAGGTAAAAAAATGACTTATAAAAGAATTTGTAATAGATGTGGAAAAGACATTGGTGAAGGAATACAAGATGAAGATAATGAATTACACTTTACAAAGAAAAGAAATACAAGATTTGGATATGATGAACGTATGCATTTATGTAATGATTGTTTAAAAATTTTTGATGACTTTATGAATAATAAATTAAAGATTTATGAAGATTCCAACAAGGAGGTGAACTAAAATGCCAGCAAAAGATAGAACAGGTCCAAGAAGTGGAAGCCAAGGTCCAAGAGATGGAAGAGGTAGAGGTAGAGGAAGAGCAGGAGGAAAAGGTGTAGGTGCTATGAAAGGAGGAAAGAAAGGTGCAAGAAAACCTAATAGATAAAAATGAAAATCAACATAGTAGGAAGTATATTGGGAACAACTGGATATGATAATCATACTCGTAGTATTGCAAATGCTTTATATGAATTAAATCCAGATATCAAATTAGATGTTCCATTAGTTCCTAATTGGGAAAGGTTAGTTAATGATGCTGAGTTGAATATGCTGACTAAAGAACCAAGAACCCCTGACGCAACTATTGCTATTATGACACCACCATATTGGAGATTAGCTATGGGAGATAAATCAAAACACTTCATAGGATTTTTAGTTTGGGAAGGAGATAAAATTCCAAAATATTGGATGGAATACTTACTAGATGAAAGAGTAGACCAGATATGGGTTCCAAGTGAACATACATTTAGAGCAATAACAAATACAGTTAAAGAAAATAAACTTAACATAGGATTTATAGAAAAAATCAAAATAGTTCCACACGGAGTTGACTTAAATATTTTCAAACCAATGAAAGTAGATAGAGATAAAAAATTTACATTCATCTGCAATAAAGGATGGAGAGGGGGATATGAAAGAGAAAGCGGAGAGATGGGCTGAGAACTTCACAAATATCATTGAGGGATGGTTAGCTTTTGGAAAGACAGCAAAAAAACAAAAGCTTGTAGATGAAGTAAAAACCAAACTTGATGCATTACTTTCTAAATAGAAAGGTTTAAATAGTATGTTTGCGTAAGTTTACGATGGTAGACACAGGAATTAGAGTAGATGATGAGATTAAGAGTTTTCTCGACGCTGAGAAGCTTGTAGAAAGAGAAAGCTATAAATCAGTTCTTAAAAGATTAATTGTAAAAGTAAAAATAATAAAAGGGAGGTAAGAGCGAGCAAATGGTAAAAACAAATTTAGCAATAACTGAGCATGAAGATAAAACTTCACAGAATGGAAAAGATTACACAAGATTTAAAACCAATAATGGCTGGATGTCTTGTTTTGAGTCAGATGTTATTAAGAAATGTAAAGATAATGAAGGCAAGATTGTAAGTCTTGAAATTGCAGAAAGTGAAAAGAATGGGAGAACATTTCAAAACATCAGAGGATTTTATGATGTTGTATCTGGTATTAATGAGGAAATAGAAAGCACTACTGTAAAGCCACAGGAAGCATTTACAGAGCCAAGAAAAAGCGTAAAAGGTTCTGCTTATGAGAAAGACCCTGTGGGTTTGGCTGTTGAAGTGTTTGGAATGTTAGGTAATCCTAATAATCTATCAGCAGTAGCAATAATGAAAATAGCTATTGAAGCAGTACAACAAGCACAAAAAGCTTTTAGTTAAAATGAGATTTCCAACACTAACAGAAACTATGTTAATATTAATATGGTTGAAGTTATGGATTATCACTCTAATATTAGCTACATAAAGTTAAAATGGGATTTTGGGAGTTTATAGCTTATAAGTTGTTCAGAATGCCTGTATGGTGTTTTGATAATGCAGGCTATTACTATCCATAATTATTATTAAACCCTCTATTGAGGGTATCATACTCATATGAGTTTATTCCGGTGAGGGTTTCTCTTCCGGTAAAATAAATGTAGAGAGGCGCGCATACCCATAAGCAGTTTAGTGCTGTAATGGGATTGGGGGAGTTTGATAACCATCTTCTCCCCTAATTAAAATTAGATGTTCATAGATGAATAGTAAAAAAAGCCATATTAACATATAATCAAAAAAACATGAAAACAATAAAAGAATTAGAAGTTGAATTACAATTTGATGGATTTAGTAATAATGATATAGAAGAAGCTAAAATAGAAGTACTAAAAGATGTTTTGAAGTTGTTAAAAAGTGAGAAAAGTAAAAAAGAAATAATCAAGGAGATTGAAGGATGAAATGTAAGCATTGTGGGGGTAAGTTAGAGGTAATAACAAGTAAAGATTTAAGATGAAAGAATTAGAAGCTGAGGAAGATACAGATTATTGTAAATGTGGGCACAAAAGAATAAAACATTACTTAAAACATAATGAAAAGAATGGAAGGAATGGGGGATGTCGCATTTGCTTTTGTCAAATGTTTAGATTAAAACAATAAAAAGAACTATAAAAAGGGTAGGCTTTAAAGGTATTAAAGGTATTAAAGGTATTAAAGGTATTAAAGGTATTAAAGCAAACTTGCAAATAAAACATAGAAAACAAGAATAAATAATATAGAAAAACAG